CCAGCTACGTCAGCACGGAAGCCTGCTGTAAACTCAAGAATGTTGGCAACCTCTGGCGAGCAAACAATAAAGTTTGCGCCACCACGAAGTGTCTTACGGTGGATACGTGCGGAAACGTCATTAATTGTTTCACACAATGTCTCATACCATTCGGACACAGTACCGGTGAAGTCTGGAGTTACTGTAGTAGCACCAATTTCTGCACCAGTTTCGCGGTTTACGAACTTACCAGCAGCGCGGGACCAGTAGAGTGTACCGGCTGTAGCGCCCTTAACGAGGTCTTCGAGGATCTCACGGTCAATCTCAAGAGCGATCTGCTCGGAGAGAATACCTGTAAGCTCGACTTCAGCGTCAAGGTTGTGATAAGCATTGAGGTCCTGGCCAAGCTCAGGAGTCCATTTTGCCTTCAACTTCTTAGTGACGGCTGTTACGGACACGGAGTCAACCTTAAGGTCGATCTCTGGGATTGCTGTTTGATTTTCAAGACCCCATGTGTCACCACCGACAACAGCACCAACGCCTCGGCCACCGGCCTCAGTAACGTTATTAAAGCCGTCTGCAAGTGTGAAGGAAACACCAATATCGTCACCGTCAAGTGCAGCAATTGCATCCAGCACATTCTGACCTGTGGCGGTAGAAAGGGCCTCGTAAACAAGCTTAATATCTAAGTTAGTGTTTTCTGGGTCCATAAGATTACCCGTAGAACCAGAGTGTACCTCGGTCAAACGACGAATCTGTCTAAATCCAGTTTGTGTCGAACCAGTGAGTGCCACAAGGTTCTTCATATCCAACCCCGCGAGATCAGCCTCGCCTGCGAAAGCGCAGACAATAACCATGGAACCGGAAAGATCTGGGTCAAAGCGAACTGCTTTGTCGAGATCATCGTCGCCCATGGATGCTGTACCGTGCATGACAAGAGCAGCCTGTGTTGTAACTACAGCGGAAGCTGTTGGGGCAGAGTAGCCATTGTTAAGGTTGTATGGGCCGTCTTCACCAGCTTCGCCGGTAAGGTCAAGACCACCTGTAAGGGCCTGACCAACAACACCACCACCATAAAGTGAATCACCTGCTTCGTATCCAAGCTTCGCTGAGTGTACAGTGAAGTCAAGGAAGAAGATGAGTCCCGAAGGGAGGCTCATTGGTTGAACGCTAACAAGGTCGTTAGCAATGAGGGAACCGAAAACACGTCGGACGAGAGGGAACGCAACTGCTGCGAAACCTTCAACATCACCTGCTGCCATTGTGGAAGCCTCACGAAGTAGCTCTTTTGCTTGATTTTCAAGAAGGCGAGCCATGCCATTCTTATCTGTATCGTTATCAATACCTTCCAAAAGACCGGTCTTCTCCCACTTTTCAAGTAGGGCAGCACCTTCTTTTGCCAAGTCTCTGTTAACGATACCTTCAGTAAGTTTTTCTAAAACTGACATTTTAATACTCCTTTTATATCGTTTTAATCTTTATGAATACCCGCTAGCGTCTTCCAACGACTAGACACGGATTCATTTACTCGTTTTTCCTCTCTACGAGGAAGTATTGTTGAAGTACGGCTGACTGCTTCGTCCAGTGATTGTGGTCTAACTTTATTGTCCTGACCCACTGCACTTTGAAGGGTGTCGAAAATAACCTTTGTTTCTTCAACTGACGAAGTGTTGGATAAAGACTCGACAATTTTTGTTTTTTGTCGCTCATTCAGAGAGGTGCTACCCAAAACTTTGTTTGTATAATAAAGTTGTGCATTAGTCAAACTGACCTCTTCCAACTTTATTTTCATTTTTGACATAAGCTTCTTAAGTTCATTGTTTTCTTTAACAAGTCCTTTTCTGTCTTGTGTCAAAGTTTCAATCTGTTCATTCAACTCAAGCTCTTTTGTTGAGGCGATCTGAACTAGTTTCTTTGTGTCGACAGGATCAGCGGCTTTTTCGTTTTCTGTTTTCTCTTCTGCCACCTCATCAACTGCCAAACGTGCTTTAATGATATCCTCAAGTTCGCGCTCCATTGTTACATTGGAGTTTCCGCCTGGGACACCGGAAGGTACTGGAGTTACATTGAGACTGACCTTTTCTACTAACTGGTCAATCCACTCTTCAGGAATATCAAGATCTTGATCCTCTTGAAGAGCAAGTGTGTCTTCTTCCTCTTCCTCTTCGTCGTCGTCAGATGTCATTTCGTCTTCTACGTCGTCGACAACATCTCCACGATCAACCATTTGTTTTTCTAAGTCTTGTGCAATCTTCATTAGATCAATTGTGATTTCCTCACCCTCTTCTGGACAAGGGCACAGATCATCACCATCTGTATCTGCGCGGGGTACGTCTGCGAATTCGTCGCCATCTTCCGCTGCGTCCATGTCTCCAGCTTCCAAATCCATTCCGCCCATATCGTCTTCAGGTTGTTCAAGTATTTGATTTACTGCGGCTTTTACTTCCTCAGAATATTTTTCAACGATACTCTGCTCTGCTGTTTTAAGCGCGGCCTCACGCAAAGCTTCAGCATCAATAATAGCCTGTTCTAGCATTTTTGACATGTCAATTTCTCCATTAAATGATTGCAATCAAAGATAAATAGTTGTTATTTATGTAAAAAGCCAATTATTCACTGTCTAGAATGTTTTCCAACTCTTGAACTTTGTCTGAAAGTTGTTTAACAGCGTTTACCAAAGGCATTACAAGTGCTTCAAATGATATGCGTTGTCGACCATCCGG